CTCTCATTGACTGGGATCTTTGGGAACTAAAACCATACGTGGTAATAGATCCTTCGGACCCCAATGAGTTGTTATACCTAACACCATCAGCGTACCAGAAACTTCTAGGGCAAGCCATTTCGAATGCGATCGAACTTGTCAAAGTCGCTTCACCATCCTCACAGCGACCTAGCTCGGGACCGAAAGGTCCTGGGACTAACTCCCCTTTGGGGGGTGGTAAGTCACCTGGTCGAGTCAAGTCAGCCCTGAGTCATCTCCTATTTGGAACTTCGTTCCGGTTAGGTAAGATGTTTAGGGTGAAGGGCTCCCTGGTCCGTCTGGACAGCGGAAACGCTGTTCACCTGATCAGTAAGTGGGGATTTCTCCTCGCTCACTGGTCGGGAACTACCGCCAACCACCGACTTTGGTCCGAATGGACCAAATTCGGTCGGTACTTGAGCTTTCTCATACAAAATCGAGGTATCTCGGATACTGTCCTGAGACTCAAAGTGATGTTAATCGTCACCTACAAATATATTGCGGGTGATCGAATGACAAACACTAATGAGTTGGGCGTTCGAATCGGTTTGTCTAATGGACTACCTACTGCTTTACCTATGACGACTCGCTCTGTTATAAGAGCTAAGTCGGTGCGATGGATCCGTATTTGGACTTCCATCCTTAACATATATAAGGCAATAGATGCTCCACCAGCAATACCGTCCTTTGCTACCATCCAAGCCGAACCGGGGACTCACAATGCTGAGTTTCAGGCCTTTGTACCAGCGTTTTGGATGCGGGTACGTACTCTGAAAGGGCTTGAGCCGCTCCCACCAACTCGGTGGGTCGTCCAAGAAACTGGAATGATTTCCAAATTCAAGGTAGCGTTTCAAACCTATTTCTCCTTATCAACTGGACCAAATGAGCGAATAGCTCTGCATGGGGCGTTGAAAGACGCCTTAGCATGGTTCAAGTTGAGTCCGGAGGGAGTAGTACCTTATCCTCTACAATGGTTCAGAGAAGTGGGTAATACCACTGCTGAAACTCTCTTTATGAGTGCCATTGATTGGGGCCGAAAATTCCTCCCCGATCCGCGGAAACCATTAAAGTTATCAAAGATTGCTTTAAAGGATGAAGCGGCCGGGAAGGTTAGGGTCTTCGCAATTGTTGATTACTGGACGCAAGTAGCCCTTAAACCGCTCCATGATTGGATGTTTAAGGTGTTGGAATTAGTTCCAACGGATGCTACTTTCGACCAGGAAGGAGCTGTAGATCGGTTACTGGCTCGAGGATCTAAAACATATTATTGTTTTGATCTTAAGTCAGCCACTGATCTCATCCCCATTCAACATTACGTTGACCTTCTTCGCCCAATCCTAGGCGACCGATTGGTTGAACTCTGGGCTCTCCTCCTTACGGATCGAGAGTATGCTCTGCCCAAGTCCTTAGGGATGGAAGGCGGAGTCAGATACACCAGGGGACAGCCGATGGGTGCATTATCGTCATGGGCTTCGTTAGCATTACTTCACCATGCCATCGTTCAATGGTGCCACGCAAAACGCGGTGGTACCGGATGGTATATGGACTATTTAGTCCTTGGTGATGATATTGCTATTGCCGAAGAAGAACTAGCTCGTCTTTATCAAGACGCTTGCGAACTTCTGGGAATCCAGTTGAGCAAGGCAAAAGGAGTGGAGAGTCCTCTTGGTCTCTTGAATTTTGCTTCTAGGTATGTCTCGGCCGAAGTCGACCTCTCGCCAGCCTCCCTGAAAGAGGAGCTAGCTGTAAGATCAGCCGAAGCACGTAGGGAACTCGCATCTCGCCTTCTGCGAAGAGGGTGGGTCGACAACCTATATGCGCGAACCACACGCTTGATGCTCACGCCCAATTTATGGGCACGGGCATCTCACGCGCTAATGAGGGGTAGAATTACCCCAGAGTTAGATGTGGCTTTACGGTGTCTACTGACACCAACAACTGCGATTTCGCGGTCGTTGAGTGTGAATAGCTCTCCTTTATCAACTTGGTTGAACTACATAAGCCTAAAGGCTAGTGGTTCAGTTGGGTTGCTCGGAGACCTGGATCGAAGAAATTTGAAGGCCCCAGTTCCCTGGGACCTTGGAGAGGTAGAGCGACAGCTCATCAGTAAGATGGCTGTCTCTCTATTACGGGAATGTTACCGACGGATGTCGGCAATGGACGTGAGTATTCACGCTTTTGATAACTGGGCTTTTAGCCCAGAGCGTGACGGTGGTGAACGTGGTCCACATACTCAAGTCTATCGACACGCGATATGGCCTCGACTGGAACACTTAAGGGCTGAACTCAAAAAGGGTTTAGCTGTACTTGAGCGTCTCAGTCGAGTGCTATGTCCCGGTGTCGACTTTGGGAGCAGCCATGCTCGGGTTGAACCTTCGGGTATCGCCCCATTCTTGGGCATGGACGCTCTCACTGCGTTCGAAGAGCTCCTCCTTTTCCGTCAGTCTTTACCAGATATTCCAAATTTTGAGAAATCAAAACCATTGGAAGAAATGGCTAAAAGACAGAGGGTAGAGGGGGACACCTCTATTCATGGGCAGCACCGTTTTCCCCCGTTATCTATGCGAAAGCCTAAGTAGGCAATCACCGATACAGGGAGATGCTACACCTTAACAGGGATGTATAAACCAACTAAATAGTCG